CTTTTTTAATATCTGGTATTTTCATAATATCCAAAAATCCTTTTGGATTTTTTAGAACCTTTAATGAAAATATGTTTAGAGATTTAATTTTCTTGTGAATTCCCTCTAATGATTCAATGATATCTACATGACAATGTAGCATCTGTGGGAATTCTTCAAAGGACTTAACAGGTAAGAGATTAAAGATCGTCAGGGCTGCCGTTTTCTTAGTTAACCCCTTATAAGATTTAGTATTAATGCCGTGCAATGCGGTGAAAGTGGTAACCTCGGTTGGGAATCCTCGAAGATCTTCGAGGACGGATCCTGAGTCTCCAAAGATACTAAAGCTACCTTGAACCTTAGTGAACTGTACCCTAAGCTGAGTATCCTTCTTCAAGTTGAATGAAACGCTACCGGATCCTGACACCGTGCCGTTTGGGTGAATGACACAACTTTCAAATTCTTGTCCTACTGTCTTATGATCGAAGCATTGATATAACCAGCTCTTTATCTGAGATGGTTCACGAATGAATCCATCAGCATCATAATCATACTTTTGCTCCTGTTTTATCTCAAAGATCTTCATAGCTCAGCAAACTCCTCTATCCTACCGATATTTACCTAGCCAAAAATCTCCGGACCATTTCTGGTGATATAATTTCCAGACAGAAATAAGGTCCGAAGCACCTAAAGTTGGTGACCGGTGGGCGGTTGCACTTCAAAAAGTCTATAGAGCTTGAGGCATGCTCTACTCGCGAGAGTGAACTTGTCTTTCCCTTCTTCAAGCCCGGGGAAGAGTTGTGTGCAGACACGCTCAATAAACGACCTAATGATCCACAAAGATGATAGCGGTAAACCGCGGTCGATAACTTGCTGCGCAGTGCTTTATGGGTGGTGGCCAAGCACGTAAGCGTAGTATCTGCTACTGGTTCAAAATTTAAGAGCGAACCAGTAGAAAGCCTTTCACTCAAGTAATTGCTCGGTGACAACAAAAGGCTTTTCTTACCTATTCTAAAATTCTTAGATGTTGGTGAGATTTGGGCTTGGTGTGTTTAGAGCTCGGCAAACTCATCAAGCCCAGCGTCAATCAGTTCATTTTGGGCATCGAGCACTCCAGACTTGCCTTCACCCAGGTGATCATTGACGTAAGTCGCCGCAAGCGTTAGTCGCTCATTAGCATCTCTACCAACCCTAACCCTGGTGCACCCAGGAATTAAGATTGGGCTTAGCAAGTGAGATTTTATTGGGTTGATGTCAACCCACAGCACTCCATTCATGTGCTTGAGGTTCTTGTGAAGTCCCTCAAGAGAGGTAAGCTCGCAATTGTGTAAGTTAACATCTCCGTCCACGAACTCTGGAAAATGCTTAAAGTGATCGAGTGACTTTATCTTTATCTTGGTGAAATTAAATTCACCCAAGATGCGTGTAGGCAAGTTCTTAAGAGAAACGGTGCTATCATAGATCGTAAATGATCCGTCAATCGTTCCAAGCTTAAATGGAATATCATCGGTGATGCTGACCAATTCAATTCCACCATCTATAGAAACGATGTTGTCTTTTATATCAATCATATCTTCTGTGATGTCATGCGCGCTGGTGTTGCCCAGGCTTGGGTCTATTTCATTCTTCAAAACGTGACCATTGCAGTGCTTTCGGAGCCACTCGACAACTTGACCCTTCGTCAGCTCTTCTTCAAACAAGTTCTTTAGTTTCATGATAGATGTTCTAGGTCAGCGTCAATCAATGCTGTTTGAGCGTCAAGGATACCAGCATTTCCATGACCGATAAATGGCTTGATAATTTTTAACGCTTCATAAATGTCGCCAAATTTGCGAGATTGTTCGGTCGAGATAGATTTAATGTTGGGTATCTTCATCGCCGACAAAAGGTGACTTTTTATCGAGGGCGGAATAAAGAGCTGTGTACATACCGCGTGCTTATCGATATCTTTTAGGCTTGTTAGCCCATTACACCTAAGGAATGAAACTTCGTGTACATCCTTGGTGATACCCTCGAAGGAAGTTAGCTCTCCTTCACTACCATAGCATATCCAAGATTTATTATGAATATTGACGATTTCGGTTGGGCTACCCTTCAACGATTTAAGACGCGCTTTATCGGCGTTAAAGTAATTTTCAACTTCTCCGAACTTCACTTTGATGTAATCAACAGGTTTGTGAATTGTGATAGATCTATCACAATTCACGGTACCATCTTTTAAAATGTCAATTCTTGAATTAAAAGGTGTTAGAATCTCGCAATAAACTCTCAACCACTCCCAAATGTCATCTTCATCGGTAAGAAATTGTTGTTGCTCAGATAAGACCAGATCCGTAAGTTTCATGCGTAGAGCTCCTTGAGATCTATTTACAACTGGAATTAGCTATGATACAATGTCTCACATGAAGCGCATCGGTCCAAACCTCTTTGTGTTCGGAAAGGTAAATAGAACTTTCTTTCCAAGAGATGAGGAACGTATGAGGCTGTATGAGATTAAGACGCTAGGACTAACCGTTGATGGGGCAGTCGCACACGTAGCAAAGCTGATGAAGGAAAAGAAGGTACCGATCTGCTTGCTGATGGTTGGGCTCCCGGGATCTGGGAAGTCAACTTTTCTTAGAAAGCTGGAGACGCTGGTAACTGAAGACAAAGGCGTGATGCTTCCTGTTGAGAGCACCGATGACCAGGTAGAGGCCGCAGCTAAGAAGGCTGGTATGTCTTACAAAGATTACATGGCGGCTAACTATGGCAAGGTGATGGGAGCCTTCTTGAAGAAGGTAGACACCAACGTCACTAACCACGTTAAAAATGGACGCGGTTTTATCGTAGATCAAACGCTGTTGAAGAAAGAATTTAGGGCAGGACACCTTGGACGTTTATCGGATGATTACTTTAAGATCTGCCTTACGTTTGAGCTTGATGATAATCTATTGACTGGTAGGCTAGCCGATCGATTTCAAAAGACCGGTAAGCACATCCCTGCTGAAACGCTAGCACAGATGAAGAAGGACTATCAGCAACCAGATCGCTCCGAAGGATTTGACGAGATCATTCTCATAAAATAAAACAAGCAACACGATAAGGAATATAATATATGAATGTTAAGCAAGGAGATCTTGCGATCTTGATCAAGAGCACCCGTCCTGAAAATGTCGGAAAGATCTGTGAAGTTTTAGAATTCGCCGGTCATTGGGAAAACCTAGGTCCATCGTGGGTGGTTGAGTTTACCTCGCCTATCACCAGAGGAACGGTGACCCACCTGGACACAGGTCTCGAAATTGAAATTGACTTAAACCAAACAAAAGTTCTCGCTGCTGATGATTGGCTTCGACCGATCAGCGGGTTGGATGATTCAGATGATACAAACGAAACGCTAAACAAACCTATAACAGAGGAAGAACATGTCTGAAAAACGACGGTACACCTTTACCAATTTCATGCTGCGCTCAATTCAGCAAGGAGTTCAAGCTGATCACGCAGGAGACGAACTTACAAATAAGTACGTCTACGCGGACCATGCTCATGAACACTCGATCAAAACTAGAGACTTTCTTAAGGATTGGTCCTTGAACCACAAGACAGTCATATACCTGAACGGTGGTTTTCATGGAGATATGGTATCTTTAGACCAGCTTCTCTCATACAATGACCTTGAGTTTGGTGGAGTGATCCTTCCATGGGCTAAATTTCACGAAGATGAGTACACCCTCGGTGGTTTATTGACGAGCATCTCAATCGTGTTACCTGAAGAGATCTATAACGCTCAAAGTTATAAGAAGATGCTTGAGCCCGTTTTCAACGTTAATGAATTCATGAGAAAATATCCTCGTAATGATTTTGAAAAAGATTTCTTTTGGGAAAATCTATACACCGGAGATATTGTTAGGTACTCCCATGAAAGCCCAATGGGTCGATTCATCGGTCAATTCCTCAAGAACACGGGATTAGCTACATGATCTTGGACGTTATCGAGGCCAGGTGGATTAAGCGAGAGCTGTCCACCCCTATCAAGGCCGTCGAGATCAATGCCACGCAGCACAAGTTCTTGGACACCGTCAACGAGCTAGCGGCCAAGATCTATCAATATGACATGCGCGGTCGCACGCTCGAACAAATTCGCGATCAGTGCATCGTAGGAAAGTACGGAGAGCTGGCGATCTACACACGGCTGAAGAACGCCGGCATGGTAGTCGAGTGGAACTCAGAGGAGCATTCTGGAGAGTATCACTGGGATATCAAGGTAGAAGGATTGTCTATTGAGCTGAAGTATCAAAGTCGATACCAAGCGCCTGACATCTATGGTCGTGTTCAAAAGCGAAGCTATTTTTCTTTTGACGATCCTAAGAAGATCGAAACGGCGATCATGAAGTGGAGGTCTCACCACATGGTCATCGGGTGGTACGGAGTGAAGATCAAGGATGTGTTGGCCGATGTTCACCCGTGGGTTTTGATTGACAGCGAAGCGCTGATGCCAGACGCTGGTATCTTTGTCAAGTCAAATTTCGTTAACAAGAGCGGCGATCGCGGATATTACCTTCAAATGGTTAAAGCCTGTGACCGCAAGCAGCTCAAATATCTCAATCCTATATGACATTCATTCAGCTATACTTTGTAGGCTTCATCATGACGATATGTTATGTCCTAAGCTTTTTGCGATGAGCTCAATGGACTATCCATCTTGGCAGAGTGATAAGACGAAACGTATAAACCTTGTTGCTGCAATATTCATAGGTATGATACCTATTGTAAATTTTGTAGCTACGATAATGGGCACTTATATGTTAATCGCGTTGTTAGTAGATGTTTCTTTAAAAAAGTATAAGATCGTTTTAAACGAACCCTTGTTTAAAGAACGAAAAAAGGAGAAAGCTAGTGGACGAGATTGATCCCAGGTTCGCCGCAGCACATTACGGCCATGATCTATATTCAATTAATAACAGCGTTTCCTATAAGGAGTCTAAAGTGGCAATGGTTATCGGTGATTTGAAAAAGATAGACGGTCAACTAATCCTAGATCCCGCATTTGAACAACACGTAAGAAAAATGTCCAAGGAGCTCATACTGGAGATGCAAGAATGCTGCTCAAATCTGGGTACCACTCCAGAAGATATCATTAAGTATGGAATGTTAACGATCTTTCAAAAAGAATATGGGGCTCTTGACGAGTACCATAAGGAAGAATCCATGCGTAACATTCTCATGGGTTGAACATGGGAATCTTTAATGGAATCAAGCGTGACCCAAAACGAATCCCAGAGGTTCTCAACTTGATTAAGATGTTCTGGGAGCTTCCGGAAAATACCGACCTTCGTCTTGGACAGCTGATCATCTTCTTAAATAATGGGGAAGATCCATTCAACCTTGAAGATGATGATCTCGTTAAAAAGCTTAATCAGTTAGCTAAAATATTGGAGCTTTGAGCATGACTTCAAAAAATGACATCACCGGAGATGAGATCTCCACTAAGGCTCCGTCTGAAGCGTATCGTGATAATTGGGATAGAATCTTCGGAAAGAAGAATGAAGTTACTCCTGAACGAATGAAGGAGCTGTCTGAAAAGCTTCGTGATCAAATGCACGATGAGATCGAATCGATGGATGCCACCATCGGCGATGGATTAGATCACGAAGAATGTGCGCTACCTCCAGCACAACCGGTCCTTTATTCTGTCTTGAATGACCCAGTGCGAATGAAAAAATTGCAGGACGAAGGAATTTCTGAGCCTGCGGTAAAGTATATACTAGAACGACACGCTGAATCTGCCCGCGATTCTCCCGCAGATTTCAAGTTTTTTCCTGAAATAGAAGTAGAGCCTTATGAGATAGAGGTCGATGGTGAAATCTGGCGGAAGCGAGATGAAATTTCTCCTAAGGACTTCATCGCCGGTTTGGAAGCTGAACTGGGAATGACCCTAGAAGAGATTGGCAAGAAGCTAGATGAGGGCCACAAATAATGTCATTTTAAGACGGGAATAAATATTACAAAGCTTTACCTGTTATAATTTAACCGTCTCTTCTCATAATTAACAAAATGACCAAACAAAAAACAATCGAGCAGAAGTACCGAATGCTCACGGACGTCGAACACGTCCTCCTCCGCCCGGGCCGTTATATCGGCTCAATCAAACCTAAGACTCTCAAAACTTGGATTCTCGGCCAGTCCTATGGAACGCCGAATGCTGGTCAATTGAAGATGAAGCAACAAGAGGTTACTTGGAACCCTGGGTTGATCAAGATTTTTGATGAGATTCTCTCTAACTCGGTCGACTTCTCCAAAACACCAGAAGGTAAGCACCTTGATGTTATCAAGGTTGAGCTGCACCGTCAATCTGGAGAGATAATCGTGCAGGACAACGGTGGAATTCCTGTCCAGCTCCATACAGAATACAAGGAGTATGTGCCGTCGATGATCTTCGGTTACCTCCGTTCTGGTTCAAATTTCGACGACAACGATGAAACCGACCTCACGGGACAGAACGGTGAGGGTGCATCCTTGACGAACATCTTCTCAACAACCTTTACGGTTGAAACCTGTGATGGTAAGAAGAAGTTCAAGCAGACGTGGACTAAGAACATGCTGCTAAAGACAAATCCTCAAATCATCGAGATGGATGGTAAGGGCTATACCAAGATCAGCTTTACTCCAGATTATAAACACCTTGACATGCAGCTAGATGATGACAACTATTCTAAGCTCGTCAAGCGTGTTATTGACGTAGCTGGTTGTAATCCGCACCTTAAGGTTTACCTCAACGGCGATCGCATTAAGATCAACGGTTTCAAGGACTACGTCGGTATGTACATCGATGAGTTCGAATATGACGAAAATAAGGATTGGCAAATCGCCGTCGCTAAGAGCGATGATGGTTTTCAACAAGTTTCATTTGTTAACACCACTGAAACGATTCAAGGTGGTAACCATGTTAAGTATGTCTCAGAGCAGATCGTTAATAAGGTTCGTGAGTTTATCAAGAAAAAGCACAAGATCGATGCCAAGCCATCAGAGATCATGAATCACATGCAGGTCTTCATCAACGCGCGTATCATTAACCCAAGGTATGATTCTCAAACCAAGGAAAACTTGATGACAGAGGCCAAAGAGTTCAAGACATCTTGGTCTCCTGACGAGAAATTCATGGCTAGGATCATGAAGTCGGAGATCATTCAAAAGGTTCTTGACTGGGCTGAAGCAAAGGAGGCAGCGGCCGAAATGGCGAAGCTGCGAGGATTGAACAAGGAAGTTGATAAGTTTAACCCAAGGCACATCATCAAGCTGCAGGACGCTAACCTGGCTGGGAAGCAACCTGAGCGCTGCATCCTCTTCTTGACCGAGGGAGACTCGGCCGCAAAGGCGGGTAAGGGTACCGGAGACAGGGACACGATGGGCTTCCTGGCGCTTCGAGGTGTTCCGCTCAACATGAGCTCTGTGACCGCGGAGAAGATCGAGAAGAACGTTGAGACCTTTAATATCATGGCCGCAATGGGACTTAAGATCGGAGTTCCAGTTAAGTCAGTCAAAGACCTACGTTACGGAATGCTCGCGTTCATGACAGATGCTGACCATGACGGTGCCGGACACATCACCGGGTTGCTCATCTCAAACCTCTATAAGTTCTGGCCAGAGCTGTTTACCATGGGAATCATTCATCGATTTGTAACTCCGATCGTGAAGGTTTGGGTCGGTACTTCGAAGAAACCCATTAGCTTCTTCGAGGAGCATGAGTTCAAATCTTGGAAGGCTACTCATGAGACGACTAAGTATCGACAAAAATACTATAAGGGATTGGCGACTAGCCAGGATGATGAGTTTAGAGAATATCTTAATAACATAAATGATCACCTCATCCAGATAAGAATTGAAGATGTAGAAGATTCAGGTGTAATTGGGCTGGTCTTCGGTAAGGGTACCGGATCGGCTGATAAGCGTAAGAAGTGGTTGGCTCTAACAGAAGATGGTGATGACCTGGACATCACCACGGCTGACATGAGCGGAGAATAGAAATGTTGATTGGAATCTTGATCGCAGTTGGAATTTCGGTGGTGGCTGGTTTAATCATGTATGTCGTGGATCCTGGCGGTAGCTGGGGCGAGATGGATGATTATGATGATTGGAGATAATTGGAGATAATTGGAGATAATTGGAGATCTTATGAAATTCGAAGGAACGAAAACAGATGTAAGCCGAGTTAACGTCGAGATAAATCCACTAGACGCTCTCGAGACCTTGAAGTGCGAGGCCTATCGTGCGGTAAAGATTCCGACAGATACTTATTACAACAGCAAGCTTAAGAAATTATCTTGGGATGAGGAGATGCATACATCTCATTACTATACGATCGAGCATGAGATTAAGAATCCAACGCTAGAGCAAGTAGAGCTAGTTAGGGCTTTTGAAACAATTAAGAAGCACCTTAGAGATCTTAAGATCTAAAACTCTGCGTAATCATCAAGACCGGCGTCGATCATCTTTTCTTGACACTCTAAGACGTCGGCCTTGCTCTTTCCATAGTAAGGCTCCATTATATCTAGGGCATCTCTCAAATTATATGAGATTAAGGTCCCAAACAATACGGTATTTTTGTTTGCGCCAGGAATCATAGTCAATCCAATTATAGACCTTGTGATCGGATTACCTCCTAAGTATAGCTTTCCTTTAAGTTCCTTGATCATCTTTTGAATTCCCTTGAGAGATTTGATATTGTTTTCAGCGAGGTTGATCCACCCACCTACGTGCTCTGGAAAATAATCAATCTTCTCGATCTTGTTTGATCCCAGGTCAAGGTTATCTTTTATCCACCTAGGGCAATATTGAAGTGACGTTATCTTTTGGTTCCGAACCCTACAGGTCCCATACACCTCATTCGGGGAATTCTTCAGCGATGTTAAACTTGATGAAGTAGTAGTTACCTCAAAATTCCCCTTGACCACATTAAATTCCACCTCTATCCTAGAGATATCACGCAAGTATAAGCTGCTATCATAGTTAACCGTTCCATCATCATTGATGATCGTGTCATCTACAAAATATCTTTCGGCAGTAGAACCAGCAAATGAGTTATAGTGTTGCTTGATCCAGTCTTTAGGATTAAACCCAGTTTCCTTCAGTTGATATAGCTTCATAGCTTCGCAAACTCCTCTAGTCCTGCATCTTCAAGCTTGTCTTGTGCTTCTAAAACGCCCTTCTTGCTGCGTTCGCATGATTCAAGGATCTTACAGGCCTTTTCTACATTACCATTTCCTTGACCCTTGAGCGATCCATTAAAATTTGGAATCAATAAGATTCCTAATATGTTACTTTTTATTTGCTCACCAATGGTGATAACACGATGAATTGTATTAAAGTGCTTATGAATGTTAGTTAAGCTATCTCTATCGGCGATATACACTCCATTGCACTCTAACGGTGCTCCTTCAAATGAAGCATTTCCTTTTACGTAAAACGCGCTATCTACCTTACGCGGACAACCCTTCAGTGACTTTCCTCCTTTTATTGAGAATAGTGATCTAGTCTCTCTAAATTGAACTGGAAGCTCTTCATCATCAGCTAGCTCAATGAACACATCTGCGGAGATGTCGAATACTCCAGGGCTGATGTACTTAAAAAATGAAGAGTGATAAGCATGGACCACACCTGTAGCGTGGTCACGCATCCATAAACACAAGTCATCAGCGCTCATCTCTGATTGTTCAAATAGGTGGGTAAGTTTCATGTAAGATATTTATTTCTTTATAGATATAGTATGTCAGTTGTACTTCAGCATACTATATCATGCAAAAGCTACTTGTTGCTCTTCTTCTCTTCTTTTCCCTAAACTGCTTCGGCGGTACGCTCTACGAAAATGTACAGATGATCGAGGTTCTCCCTCAGATCTTTTTGGAAACTACCATCTTCAAGCCTCCAGGCCCTGGCCCATTCCCGATAGTTATCATGAATCATGGGAAGGATCTCGGTCCTGCCAGAGGTCAAGCTCGAGTTACCTACAAGAACTTCGCCCAGCAATTCTTTGATCGAGGATACGCGGTTATCTTACCGATGAGACGAGGATTTGCACAATCGACTGGTCCATTCATGGAAGATGGATGCGATCTCGCCACCACCGGTAGACACCAAGGCGATGACATCAGCGAGATCTTAAACTACCTCAAACAGCTCCCTTGGGTAGACTCAAATCACATCATCATCGCAGGACAATCCTTTGGCGGACTAGCGACGATGGGTTTTGGATCGACTAATTATCCTGGAGTTAAACTATTGATCAACTTTGCAGGTGTTCTAAAATTTGAAAGAGGGTGTGATTGGAAGGCTGCAATGGTTGACGCATTTGCAAAATACGGAGAAACGGCTAAGATCCCATCGGTTTGGTTCTACGGTGTCAATGACAGCTACACTAGCCCTGAGATGGCCGAACAATTATACAACGTATACACACAGCATGGAGCTCCAGCGAAGCTGATCAGTTTTGGGCCATTTAAGGCAGACGCTCATGGGTTGATCGGTTGGATCGATGGAGTGCAGATCTGGTGGCCGTGGGTTGAGAAGGAGCTCATCGCGGCCGGAATGCCAACCGAGATCAAGAATAAATAGACAACATGTAATTTAATAATTCCTGCAGTAAATTTTAGTGTTATAATCAACCAACTTTAATAATTGAGAAACCATGGCAATGCAACCTAAGGTCACCAGACCTCAAATAAAAGCAAACAAGTCAATCCGAGTATCAGACCTATTCAGGGGACCGGTCAGAGAATTCTCCATCTATAACAACGTTCGGATGATCCCATCTGTTGTTGACGGATTTAAACCGTCTCAACGCAAGGTCATCTTTGGAACCCTCAAGAAGGCTCCGTCTATCCCTGACACAGGTATTAAGGTAGCTCAGTTAGCGGCCTATATAGCTGAGTGCTCGCAATACCATCATGGTGAAGGATCATTGGCTGGAGCTATCGCTGGTATGGCTCAAAATTTCCCAGGATCTAACAATCTTAACTATCTTAAGCCGATCGGTCAATTTGGATCTAGGTTGTCTAAAGAACCTGGTGCTGATCGATACATCTTCACCGACCTGAATGGCATCTTCCGCAAGATCTTCCCTCGCGAAGATGACACAATCCTCGAACACTTGGAGGAAGATGGTGATCAGATCGAACCAATTTATTATCTTCCTATCCTTCCAAACGTGCTTATCAATGGATCTGATGGGATGGCTACTGGCCACGCCACTTATATTCTTCAGTACAATCCAGAAGATCTAAAGAGATACATCCTCAATAAGCTGAAGAGCAAGAAACAAAATATCAAGCTGTTCCCATGGTTTCGTGGCTACAAAGGTAAGATCGAGCGTAATGATTCTACCGGTCAAGTAACCATCACCGGCGTTATGGAGCGGGTTAATTCCACACAGCTACGCATCACCGAGCTTCCGATCGGCATTTGGGAAGATAGCTATAAAGAATTTCTTAATGGACTTGAAGACAAGGAGATCATCAAGTCTTATGTTAATGATTCTTCAACTGATAGTTGGGATTTTAGGATTAATGTTCCACGATCTATAGGCTATGAAGATGATGAGGTACTCGTTAAAACCTTCAAGCTTGCTGCCAGACACACTGAAAACTTTACTGTGTGGTTGCCGAACGGTAAGCTTAAGTGCTTTGCTAACGCCGCGGACCTGTGTGATTACTTCATCGATTTTAGGTTGACCAAGTATGAAGATCGAAGGAAAGCCAAGCTTGTTGAGCTCGACTATGAGCTCAAGGAGCGCAATGAACGGCTCCGATTCATCAGACATTACATCGCTAACGCCGAAAAGTTCTCTAAGAAAACTCGTGCTGAGATGTCAGCTATGCTACTCGAAGTTGGGTTCACCTTGATTGATATATTGCTCGAGATAAAGATCTATAACCTCACATTAGATCGTATTCAAATGCTCGAAAAACAGATCGAAGAGACCCAAAAGAACATTGATTATTATCAACTGTCAACTGCCTCCAGCCTATACATTACAGATCTTGAGGCGCTGGACCTCTCAAAGGAACTATCATGAGTGTTTTTAACGCATTCAACATTGTTATATGGATCATCTTCATAGCGTTGATGATCTATGCTCAATTTTTGAAGAATCCATTGTCTAGGTCAAAGTTTACCACTGGTGACATGGTTCGATCATTAGGCCTATTGATCTTTGGATCATGGTGTTTATTAGTCGGCGTCTTCGAGGCAGGGAGCCACCTGGTTCAAACTTTGTTGTTACCGTTTAAGTGAACTACACTTTAACGATGGCGATCTATGACGCGGTACCAGCACCGTGTGAAGGAGATGATCCCATGCACGAGGCGATCACCATTCGGTTTAAGACAAACTTAGACCCAATGGTATTGGCCCAAGAATTTTCCATGGGATACTCCAAGGCGTCTGGAAAACACGCTCAAATTTGGGAATTAAGATGAAACCTATAACTTTTTACGGGAAGCGTCAACCAGCTGAAGAATATATGCGCCTAGGTCATTACGCCATAAACCTTGAAGTTGAATTAAGCCTAGAGCTACAAAATAAATTTAAAGAAATTCGTGACCTATTAAAGCTTGACATATCTGATAACCACATCCACGCAGAAGTTTCGGCAGCTATGATAAAAACAAAAGATGACATAATTTGTGTTACGATAGATAAGACTACAGAAGAATTACTTAAACCATATGAGTATTGTTCACGAGAATACCTGATCGCAATGATTACTTTGTTTGATAAATGCAAGCTAAGTTTCCGGTAGGATATAATTGTAAGATCTAATTTCACTAGGAATCTTACCATGATTGACATCTCCAAGGTCACCATCATCGGGATCCACGGTCCGCTCAACGGCGGCAAGGATACCACAGCCAACTACATCCAAGCTAAATTTCCTGGCAAGTTTGGGCGCTACGCCTTCGCTGGTCCGCTTAAGCGTGCCTGCATTGAGATGTTTGGCTTCACGCATGAACAGCTCGAGGACCAGGCACTGAAGAAGGAGGTTGATCCATTTTGGGGATTCACCCCGCGCTTTGCGATGCAAAAGCTTGGAACCGAATATGGCCGAGGAATGCTTCGTGATGATGTCTGGATCAAGCGTGCTGAGATGGAGTTTGAAGCAAATCACAAGTCAGCCAAAGGAACCATCATCACCGACGTTCGATTTGAGAACGAAGGCGAGTGGCTTCGTCAGCAACCAGGCGGAATCTTAATCTATCTTAAGGTTCCTGGCCTCAAGAAGGATGAGCAATCACAGCACGCATCTGAAGCTGGAATCACACAGTATCCATCTGACATCGAGATCATTAATGACAAAGGTCTTGGCGTTACTAACCTCCATCAACAAATTGACAGGATCTTCTCTTGAAACGTATCATCGCTCTATCGTTATTCTTCATCTCTGCTGTTGCATTCTCTCAGGAAACGCTTCCTATCGCTGATGTCACTCCAGGAGCAAGCAATCCTGACGTCACTCAGGAAAATATCCAGGACACGATCTGCAAACCAGGCTTCACTGGAACGATTCGTCCAGCTAATAGCTACTTTAGAAAGTTAAAGTTGACCCAACTTGCCGCAGACTATAAAAATGATGACATGGATCCTCGTCATTATGAAGAAGATCACCTGATCAGCCTTGAGCTGGGTGGGCATCCAACCGATCCTAAAAATCTTTGGCCACAACCATATGGGACTAAGGAAGCTCCGATCGAGTGGAATGCTCGAAAGAAAGATCAACTCGAAAACGCTCTCAAGAGAGCCGTCTGTGGAGGCCGTATAACGCTTCATGAAGCTCAGACCGCCATCTCAACTGATTGGATCTCAGCTTATAAGGTCTTTGTGAAAAAGTGATTTACATTTGAAGAGAGCTGAGTTACAATAACTACTTGGAATAACAACTGGGATATCAAATGTTAGCTGGAAAATGGATCACAGCTTCTCACACGCAAGAGAAAGAATTATCCGTCATAAAGCAACTCATTGACCCATCTGACACTCGTAACTTCGTCTTAATTTTCACCGATGGTTCTGCAGCTCAACAAGTAGTTGACGGGTTGCATCTAAAACGAGAGTTGATAACTTATAGAACACTTTCTCATAAGAAATATGAAGCTATTGAAAAGCTTTATAAGATGGAAAGCGTTCTAAGTGCATTTGTTCGAAAGAAGATCATCTTAGAGATGAGGCGATACATTCAAGAATTAGACGACTTGATTCACGGTGAATTAGTTAAATTATAAATATATCTGTTGCAACCAATGGTTGCCTCTTGAATAATTGAATTAACCTAATAATTGATCGGAATCATAATGGCAAATCTAGTTGAACACCGTAAATTCGTCTGCTTTGACGGCGAAAACAACAACGCAAAGTTCTGGGAATATCAACTCTTTGACGACGACACCTATGTCGCTACCTATGGTCGGATGGGTAAGACCAAGAACGTAGAAGCACCAAAGAATAAATCAGACCTAGATCGAAAGATCCGAGAAAAGCTCAACGGTCGCGGCAAAGAAGGTACTCCCTCATACAAAGCCCCCTACAAGGAAATTCCTGTCTTAGACGAAGGAATTGTCTCTGGACCTACCGGACCAGACCTATCTAAGGCCGCCGTCAAAGAAGCTGCTATTTCCCAATTGGCCAAGAAAGACGTTGAACTAGTCAGCTTGGTAACTCGGCTCGTAGAAGCTAATAAGCATGAACTTCATAAGGCTTCTGGTGGAGCGATGAACATCGATTCGTCTGGCCTGATTAAAACGGCGATGGGTGTTGTCACCAAGGATAACATCAATGAAGCTCGTATCTTCCTCAATGACCTTGCTCCGTACGTTCAAGCTCATGACCTTGACAATCGCTCCTTCATCAAGCTCCTCGATAACTACCTGATGCTGGTTCCACAGACCGTCGCCCACGGACGCGGATGGTATCGTACTTTTGTGACCGATGACATCGGTCTGCAACGTCAAAATACGTTGCTTGATCAGCTTGAAGCGTCTGCTGACATGGCAACCGCGCGTAAGGAAGCCGCTCTCAAGGGTGCTGTTGCTTCAACAGTTGCAGCCGCTCCGGAGCTGTTCAACACAGACCTGAAGTTGGTGACTGATCCGAAGATCATCAAGATGATCGAGAAGATGTACTTTGACAATGTTAATAAGAGCCATGAATCTGCTCACCTGAAGCCAATTCGGTTCTATGAGGTAAAGCATAACGCGGCTCATGACGCTTTTGAGACCGATGGAGCTAAGCTTGGTAACATTCAGCTTTTGTGGCATGGTACTCGCGTCTTCAATGTACTGTCGATCTTGAAGAACTTCCTTATCGTTCCAAAGTCAGGTGGATCCATCCACGTTACTGGTCGCTTGTTCGGAGACGGACTCTACTTCTCAGATCAATCGTCAAAATCTCTTAATTACGCCTATGGCTACTGGGATCGCGGTTCTCGTGATAACAACTGCTTCATGTTCTTAGCTGATGTTGCTATGGGTAACCCATATACACCAAAAGCTTCTTATGAAACACTACCAAAGCGCGGGTTTGATTCAACCTTCGCCGTCGGAGGAAAGTCCGGTGTGATGAATAATGAGATGATCGTTTATCGCACCAGCCAAGCCAACTTGCGTTACCTAGTTGAGTTTGACAAAAAGTGAAGTCAACAAAACCATATTTCATCCCTGCAACAGCGCCCGCTACCAAAGAAGGAATTGATCGCTTGCGCAAAGAATTTCATAACGCTATAAGGAAATCTACCATGTCTTCAAAGAAATCATCTGCAAAACCATTCGTTATTCGTGGCTTCGACCTCACCAAGGAAAGCTCCTTTGACACCGTCGGCTCGATGGAGAAGTTCTCCTCATTCAAGGAGATCGTCACCGAGAAGCAACACAACGCGATCGTTGAGATGTCGACCAACTCGACGCTCCATACGTTGTCAACTCGAAATTTGATCATGACTCAACCAGGTCAATTCCCAAATAAGGCCGATGACACGAAGGAGCTGTCGATCATTGACCTGAAGCTCATCACTAATGTTGACAACGTCGAAGATTTCCGTCCGTATCGTACCCAGCTTCGCGAAGTTCTCAAGACTTGGGCTGAAAAGTCTCGCGTCAAGGGACGTCGAGGCTGGCGCCTCAATGCGATCAAGACTCCGACCATTGAGTATGATCCTAAGGCCGACGCTGTAGTGGTTCGCACCCAGGTCATCTTGTCGACTGCCGTGTTCTACAATGATACGACGGCGACCGTTAACGTCAACTTCAATCCGAATCAAGAGCGATCAGATCTTGAATCTTTGATGAAGGCTCTGAAAGAACACGCCGATTCCAACAATTGGCTAACCATTTTGAAGTACAAGCACTCGGAGATCGGTGATGGTGAGATCGTATAATTATGATTTTCTATGTCAACTTTAAGAAAAGAAAGTGTCTATGAAAAAACTACCTCTCATTCTCCTTTTGCTCTCATCTATCTCATTTGCAAAAATCACGACATCACAGTCAACTACAGGTCAGGTCGTTAGCTCTGATTCTCATAGCGTTATCGTTTGTCTCCAATCTGGAGGAGGGAAGTGTATGCTTCCACGAGGCGGGCTTCCAGGTTTAACTAGATTTGATGAAGCGAGCCCAGCAGATTATGCAACTGCATTGGGATATAAAACTCTGATTAGCACAGGTGTGGCAATTACTCCAGATCACGTTTATATCGTTATGGAAGTGTCAAAATAACTAATATGGAAAAACCAAAACAAAAAACCCGTCCAGCATTATATGATTGGCATGAGATGGTCGACTACGTTGAGAAAAAGTACAAGATCAACGTTCGAGATTATGCAGGAAAATATAAAAATGCGCTGCCAGGGTGGGAGGATACAGAATACCAAGATTATTGGCACTTTATGCTAACAATTTGGGATGAGGTTAGCAATGGAGGTGAAGAATCGATTAACTTCTCTAACCTTCTTGAGATGTGTGAACATGAATGGCAGAAAGAAATTACGCGGCTATTTCTCGCTGAATTCGGCGATGAAGATTTGGTAGTTTGGATCGAATGGTAGCTGTATTTTTATATTAAAATAGTCCAAGAGGAAATTTAGGATAAAATAGTTTCTTCTTTGAAGGACTATTTTATGTCACATTACTGCAGAGACGTTCAACTCTTCCACAATAAGTTTGGCCTTGAGATTCCCTCAGACTTTACCTTTTTAAACCGGAATGTCTTCGACTTCCGAGTAAAGTTCTTCTACGAAGAGCTAACAGAGTATGTAGACTCATGCTCAGCCAATGACCTTGGTACCGCAGTCGATTCACTGATCGACCTCGTCTATATCACTTGCGGCACCGCACTATTCCATGGCATCGGTTTTGATAAGTTTGACGAAATCCTCGATTTTGACCACAAAGCTGCTGGTCTCGAGTCTCCTAACTTAACGCCAACAGGAAATCCACACTTCCTAACACCAGCTGATAATTCAAGCTTCATCGCTAACATCAACAGCAACATTGAGATGTACATTGACGCTAGCGAAGTTAATAACGCTGATATCATTAAGCGTGCTTTAGCCTCAATCTACCTAAACTGCATGTTCGCATCTACAAAGATGGATCTCACTAATGAACAATGGGATGAGATGTGGGCTGACGTTCAACGTGCTAACATGTCAAAGGAACGAGCTACTTCAGCTACACAATCAAAACGAAGCTCGACTCTAGACGTGTTCAAACCAGAAGGATGGATTCCACCTCGGACAGAAGAGTTAATTGCTAGTTACTTACGGATAAATAATGGAACAATCGAAGCTTGAGAGCTTAGAAGAAACCCTGGTCAGCGTCGGCACGGGTTTTATTGTGGCGATGATCATTCAATTTATGATCGTCCCCTTTGTAATTGGGATTCACCCTACCGCCGGACAAAACATCCTTATCACCGTTATCTTTACGGTGGCCAGCATCATTAGGGGATTTTATGTTCGTCGGATCTATAACAAGCACAAAGGTATCTTTGTCAAGCTTCTAAAGAAAATAATGTCATGAATGCAGATGAATTAACGTTAGATGATCTCGCTATTTCAAGAGAAATTCCAGAAGATGATGATACACCTCAACCTTCACCTGCTACGGCTATTAATAGCTACGGGGTGACTTATGGATTCATTGCACCACCTCCACAGATTCATAATCATATCCAGGACTCTTTTGACCTAGCCGACCTTGGTATCTTAGGTCAAGGAATCTTTAATTCATCTGGGGTTCCTGTTAACTGGGTGGTAGTTCCTCCATTGACTCCACTTCCATTCCCATATCCATCCTGGATGGCTTCTGAGATGCCGTTATATTGTAGGGTTGGTGGAGACCATGAGGTATTCGTTCGTGGTATATTTAGCCGAAGGTTAACTAATCTGCGGCGCGACGCGATGGGGTTGGGTCCGATATGAAAACAGATGAATTTGGAAAGAAGGTTAGCTTTCCAATCGCAATAATAGAACAACGCATGGGTTTTATTAATTATACCGATGAGTTCATTGAAGACTGCGACGACGATCTGCAAGACCATCTCAGCAGAAGGCTGCAGCTAATGAAAAAAGTCCAATCACACGTTATTGGTTTGAACATCGGGCTCTTTGCTTCGCCTGAATTTGACATAGTCGGTGCCAAAGATCAAATTCCATATTACCGCGTTATTATAACTGAATATAATCGCAAAAATCGTCCTCCATGCTATGATGTTAAATTTAAGAAATATTAGACGAGATCTTAAAAAGCTTCTTTGCCAGTTAAGGCTACATAGTTGGACAAAGTGGAATAAAGACATCCTAACACACCTAGATTATGCACAAGGAGATGATGGATTCTATCATCACTTTTACATCGAGATGGCTGAGCGGCGTTGCAAGCGTTGCTTGTTAAAACAATCTAGAAAAATATCGTTAAATTAATATGAGAAAAATTGCCTTAATTAGATTCATCGAAAAATCATGCGCTTATGATCATACCGAGATGGTTGTCAGCAATGTGAGTAAATTTGAAGAGGTAGATGAAGAAACATATGCTCTTCTTGTTCGAGCTCAATACGTATACAACTTTAGAGTGGTTGAGCTATTACCAACTGAAGAGATGTTTAGCACCATAGCAACCTTTAAGGCCTTTCTCCTCGAGGAAGAGAAGAAGCGAAAGCAAGAGGAAGATAAGAGGGAAGTTGCTAGAAAAGCAGCGGCGATTAAGCGTAAGCTCAAGAAAGAAACTGAAGAGAAGAGAATCTTGGCTGATCTAGTCAAGAAACACGGTGTTCCTAACATTTAATCAAAATATGAAACCATACGTAGACCTATTAAACAAGATCATCAACGAAGGCGAGATCCGCGGCGATCGCACTGGGACTGGAACTCAATCTATCTTTGGTGGTCACCTGGAGTTCGACCTTCGAGAAAGCTTTCCACTTGTTACCATTAAGAAAACTCTATTTAAGCACGCCTTCATCGAGATGCTTTGGTTCCTCCGCGGAGAGCCAAACACCAAGTACCTCAAGGACCATGGAGTAAAGATCTGGGATGACTGGGCCGATAAACAAGGGAACCTAGGTCCGATCTATGGTGTTCAATGGAGGAAGTGGCCAGGAAAAGCTGATTGGGTTACTACGCTACCTGATGATATGGAGCAGTGCAATCCACAAGATGGACTTGATGAAGATACACCAAAGCTAAAGCATCCTCGTCACGTTTGGACAAAAGAACCAGATATCGATCAAGTCAAACAATTGATCGAGATGATCAAGAAGAATCCAGAAGGTCGGCGCCACATCGTTACCGCTTGGAACCCAACTCACCTATCTGAGATGGGTTTGCCACCTTGCCACCGAGATTTTCAATGTTACGTATCTAATGATGGACACCTGGACCTGATGATGTCGATCAGGAGCTGGGACACTTGCCTAGGTGGACCGTTTAACATCTCTCAGTATGCTCTGCTCACTCACCTTTTAGCTAGAGCTACTGGGTTGAAACCACGTAAGCTGAAGATTAACTACGGTGATGCACACATCTATCTCAACCACCTGGAACCGATCAAGGAAGTTTTGGCAACATGTCCTCCCAAGGATTGTAAGACTGAACTTCTTATTAACACCGATAATATTGATATAGATGGATACAAGATCGAAGATTTTGATATAATAGGGTATGAATCACATCCCTTCGTTAAACTACCGATCGCGGTATAACATGTCAGATACAGCTTGGTCAATAGATGCTGTTGAAAACCTTTTGGCCGGCTGTATTCTAAACATCCGATTGAAGCGCTGCGGTATTTGTAACAAATATCTCTTTGAAATGTCAAACCAAGAGGTCGAGGATTACTTGACCTTACTAACAACTCTAGTCAAATAAAATGCTAATCACCTTCAAGTCAAAAGCGGCAGCAGATATCATGATGTTCAAGGACAACGCTCAAAAAATCCTTGACGTTCTCGGTAAGTCAATTGATAAAGGAGTTATTCAAGCTACCGAGTTAGGTGAAGCTTTAACTAAGATTGAGACTTCGTTCGCTCATGGACACTCTACAACTGAGCATCTCAAGGATGACGCAACGAACCATGCGGTTGATCATTCACATGACCAAGTTGGAAGCGTCAGCTTCTTCTCACGGGCATTTCCGTTGATGGAGATGATTCGAGAAGCTCAGAAGATGGGTGCTTCTATTTCTTGGGGGGTCTGACATCCTCTTATCAACTAGTATATAATGTACTTAAACTAAGAGGAAATCATGGACACCATTCATATCATTGGCGGAGGGACCTTCTCACCGGTTCGTAACCACCTTGCACTGTCAGCGATGGCTTTCGGCGAGACCGCAAAGCGTCTCACTGATCTTCTGGAGCAAGGAGAGTATTCTGTCAGACTTCATCTCACGAAGATGGCTGACTCTCGATCTAAAATCATTACCAATGATGATGTTAAAAAGTTGATAGAAGAGCTGATCGATGACCCGAGCACTAAGGTCATCGTCATGAATGCTGCTCTCTGTGATTACGACGGATCAATCGGCGATATTCCTTCTGGTCCTCATGCTGATCGGATGAAGACACAAGATGGTGATCAGCGGATGAGACTGCATCCGGCTGATAAGCTCATCGGCATGATTCGTAAGACCCGTAAGGACATCTTTGTGGTGGGATTCAAGTCAACCACCTCAGCGTCAGACCAAGATCAGTACCAAGCCGGGTTGAAGCTACTCAAGACAAATTCTCTTAACCTAGTTCTGGCTAATGACCTGGTAACTCGTCAAAATGTCATCGTCACCCCAGAAGAATCAACCTACTCTAAAACGAAAAATCGTGATCAAGCGTTGCGATTTTTAACCAAGATGATCTTGGCCCGGACCAAGCTGACATTTACTAGATCAACAGTTATTCCTGGTAATGCAAGACAATGGAACAGCAATAACGTTCCAAATAGTTTGTTTGAAACTGTTAATCACCTGATCAACAAAGGTGCGTACAAACCTTTCCTAGGAAAGACTGTTGGACATTTTGCTTATAAGGACGGCGGTGGCGACATCATCACTAGCCGTAGAAAGAGTAACTTCAATGATTTGTCAAGAACTGGCATGATCAGGATCCTTCCAGACGGAGATGATAAGGTTTTCGCGATCGGTGGTAAGCCTTCGGTCGGTGGTCAATCTCAAAGAATCATCTTCGCTGATCACCCAGAGCTAGATTGCATCGCCCACGCTCACGTTCCGCTCAAGGAAGAATCTAAGGGAATCATCCCCATCGCTGAACAATGGCCTTATGAGTGCGGTTCTCACGAGTGTGGTCAAAATACGTCTAGCAACTTGAAGGAAGTTGAGCCTGGTATTTGGGCGGTTTACCTTGAAAATCATGGCCCGAACGTCGTCTTTAAAAGGACGATCCCTAGCGAAAAGGTGATTGATTTCTTTGATCGTCATTTTGACTTATCTGGTAAGACTGGCGGAATCTTTACTGAGGAGTTTAAAGTATGAATCAAAAATCTGAACCTAAAGATTTTGTATCTGAAATTGAGAAGTCAATGAGGTGCAACTGCGATCTTGATAATTGGGAACCAGAACGATCAACAGGACATTCATGTGTTTGTCGTATCCACAAGGCTGCATGGCAAAAGTGGATTGATCGAACTGCGAAGGGTTGAATATGTCTGATCTAAACAAGTACAGCGTCAAGATCGGCAAGATCATCGTTCCATTTCACTCGATCTTGTCTGCTGATTGCTCAGAACTTGAACAGCTGAAGGTTACAGTTTACTTGAATGATGGAACGGTTTATCATGCTCTTAATATTGACGCTGTTGAGCTAATGATGCAGCTAAAGCCTTCGGTAGTGGAAGGCCATCGGTTGTCTTATGGAAAGTTTGATTGGTTTCTCCACAATATCTTCGGTCACCCGATAATGCAGCTGCTTTCTCTAGTGGGGATGTATAAGCTTGCATTTTGGTTCCATGATGTAACGGTTCCAAAACCTAAAGGTGTTCACCCGTCGACAGATCCTGTTGATGTTCTTTCATGGATTGAGAGAACCGAGGGAATACCTGATGATGAAGAGCCTCCAATGGTAGATCCGAAACCATTACCTCAAAATGAGGAGAATGATCCGATTCTCGCTAAAATGTCAAAAATACAATCCACATATAATGGTTCTGGTAGAGGTCTATTCGAATCTGAAAAACCAGCAGTTGATGCTTTCAACTCCAAATACCATAAAGTAAAATTATGATTGCAACTGCTATCTCAAATGCTATTAACCGCGCTTATAACGTAATGGAAGAGCGTAACTGGGACATAATTTACTGGGCAATTGACTTACATGGAGTTTGCTTAAGGTCGAGCTATGAACGTGGAAATTATGAATGGATAAACGGGAAGGTACTCAAGGGACTTAAAGCTATTGTTTCCAAGAAAGAATCTAAGATCATTCTTTGGTCTTCAGCTCACAGCGAAGAGCAACAAGCGATCATTGAGTTCTTTGAGACACAAGGGATACCTATCCACGCTTTCAACGAGAATCCCGAAATTCTTAATACCAATACCGGAGATTTCTCGAAGAAATTTTATTTTAGCGTGTTGCTAGATGATAAAGCAGGATTTGATCCTGATATACATTGGGATGAAGTAATCAATTATCTCAGCTTAATTGAAGAGTTAGCACTCGACTAAGTAACCATCTCGAAGCCAACCGTGGTAGTTCGGCATCAAGATAGATGGAGATGCTGTCACATTAGGGATGGTTCCAGTTCTAGTCCAACTACCATCTTTGCGACCTTCTGGCCCGTAGGTTGGGCCATCAACACACCACCAGCCATCTGGAGTTTTAACTTGGAGCATAACGCCATCAGCTCCCAGCTTATATCCTCTCCATCCTTCACGATGTAGCCAATCGGCGTGCATCATCGCTCCTACCGGCGCATTGTGCATCGTTACTAGCTCTCCGGTGTCTGCTCGTTTATATAGAGATGTTGGATTAAATTGCCAGTGATCCGCGTCAACAAATTCATAACCGCACGAGCATTTCTTCGGCCAACGCGGATCGGCATGGTCCCAGCTATCACCATGAACATCGGTGTGATTAGATTTCAAGTCTTGACCGATGATGACTGAAGCATCATGGTAGCTCATTGGTCCGGGACATTTTTCTCCTGATTCACTGCCCTTGTACCTACGCAGGTCCATCTCGATTTGATCGGTTGGCTCAAGCCAAAAACATTTGATCATGATAGTTTACTTTCAATAGAAGTTGTGTTACTATATTTATTCTTGATAAAGAGACTTATAGAGATGCCAGCCAAGATATACCTTTCACGACGCAACTTACTAGCTTTGCTATCGAAGCTTGATCGTAAAGCTAGCGGTGATGAAACAGCTTGCACCATCGTCAAACGTGATAACGTTCATCCGAAGTATCCACAAACGATGAAAGAAGTCTACGTTATGGCGGTGGAAGATGCTGAGTACTATACCGATAGGTGTGCAGGTGAAATGCATCCAAGTGATGAAAAGAACTTAGATGTTCCAAAGCTTGGAACGGCGCTTCCTTTTATTCTATAAATACTCTTTTATATGTTGTGAAAACATTTCAATCCTATTAACGTACCCATGGAGGCTATTATGCTGAGTTAGTAACCTAAAGGAAACCTCATGCGTAAAGATATGTTTAAAGTCATCGTCGAGCGCCCACGCCCGGGCTCTCGGACGATGTCCAAGTATTCTAATGCCTATCGCAAGGCACGAACAGTCAAGCTCAATGAAGATCTTGACTGTGTTGACTATTTCTCGGGAAAGACAAAAGTCTCGATGGGCGACAAGCGCCTTAACACTGACTACAAATCATTCAACGAGAACCTCAATCCCCTACGCCGCTTCATCGAAAGCCGCATCGGTAAACGTTGGGATGACGTTTACTCAGAGATCTGCGAGACTCTTGACACCGGGTCAACCGTTAAGCAGCACGTTCGCCAGCACATCAAAGATCTGATCACTCTCAAAGTCTTCATCGATGAAGATGGAGAGATGAGAGATCAGGAGATGACGTACCGCCGATTCAGCTACGGATATAACTCTCTTTCTCCAGGAACGCTTTACGTTCATCCTGTATCTAACTTAATCTGCCGGATACCAGACTACGACGATAAGGATGCCATCTCAGAAGCTGGCAAGAAGCGCCAAGCTGAAAACCGTTATTTCAAAGATGGAATACGACTCTGCACAAAGCATGGTCGTGAGCCACAAGGCTGGGTGATCCGCTTTAATCTTGAAAACCATACTTGGTTCAAGTATGTTTGGGAGATTGTTGATCGTGCTTACTATGTCTTTGAGCGGGTTGACGGTAAAACCAAGCAAGTAACCAGTTACGAAAAGCAACGTATCCAAACTAAAGCTACCGCCAGCAAAAAAGAGATTCGTGATTACGGCTTGAACAAACCGGTTCTTTGAAGTCTTAAGGTATAAATACCCCTAGCAGTTGTTGCTTACAGGGGACGTATACTTTAGATGACAAAGATTCTTAACTTTCCGTCAAGCGAATTTGGCGCTGTCATCATCGGAGATGCGTGCAATCCTCCGACTCCTGAAAGCGTTGCTCTTGCCATCAATACAACCGATAAGGGGTTTCTTGCCCCTCGGTTGACGACTCTTCAACAAGACGCCATTGACACAGCCAAGCTAGTTCCTGGCGTTCTTATCTTCAACACCGATTTAGTTCTCTTCAACTTTTGGGATGGAGCTGCGTGGCAGCCTATCGGCACCGGATCAGGAACTGGAACTCGGGGTCCAGCAGGTCCAACAGGAATGTCTGGAGCTACTGGTCCTACTGGTGCAGATGGACTCACCGGTAATACTGGAGCTAGTGGTCCTACCGGATCAGGCGGCCCGACAGGAGCCCAAGGTGTACAAGGATATCCTGGCCCGACAGGAGCCCAAGGTATCCAAGGCGTCACCGGTCCTACTGGATTAACTGGAGTCACTGGTCCATCTGGAACTAATGGTGTTGACGGTGCTGTTGGGCCAACAGGCCACGTCGGTCCAACGGGTCCAACTGGGTTACGAGGTCAAACTGGCCCAACTGGATTACTTGGTCAAACAGGGCCTACTGGTATAGGAACCACTGGAGCAACAGGACCGACAGGTCCGCAAGGTCTTGTCGGCTCACAAGGCGAGATTGGAGCTACTGGTCCAAGCGTTACTGGCCCGACAGGATCCACTGGAGCTGTTGGAGCAACTGGTCCAACAGGGTCTACAGGATTAACAGGATCAACTGGCCCGACGGGGTCTACTGGTGCCGATTCTACGATCGTTGGTCCTACTGGTCCACGTGGTCAAACTGGACCCACAGGATCTAGCGGAGCTGATTCAACCGTAACAGGTCCCACCGGACCAAGTATCACTGGTCCAACCGGCACCTCATTGACTGGTCCTACAGGGTCCCAAGGACCAACAGGACCGATTGGTGTGATCGGACCTACAGGTGCGTCTTTAACTGGTCCTAGAGGGGACGTTGGGGCTACTGGTGGTGAAGGTCCAACCGGGCCTACTGGTATTGGACAGCAAGGTGCTCCTGGACCAACGGGTCCTACTGGATTGTTAGGAGCTACCGGCCCGACAGGAACTACAGGTAACACTGGAGCAACAGGTCCAACAGGTCCAACTGGCCCAACTGGCCCAACTGGGTCAACCGGATTAACTGGCCCATCAGTAACAGGTCCAACTGGAACTACTGGAGCAATAGGTCCAACTGGAACTACTGGTCCAACTGGTCCGTCGGTAACGGGTCCAACTGGAACTCAGGGTCCAACAGGATCTACCGGGCCGATTGGTACTACGGGTGTCACTGGCCCTACCGGCCCATCAGTCACAGGTCCAACAGGTCCAGCATCTACGGTAACTGGCCCTACCGGTCCGTCAGTAACAGGACCGACTGGCCCATCAGTTACGGGTCCAACAGGAGCTCCTGCATCTACATCTTCGGCATTCGTTCTTGCCGTTACTGATAGTGCCCTTTCATCTTCTAGGCTTCTTGCTGGAACGTCTAATCAAATCGTATTAACAGACGGTGGTGCATTAAGTAGCTTAACTCTATCGATATCTTCTACATTAGTTATTCCAGGCTTGGCATTTACTATGCCGCATGGAACGACGGCTGCTAGACCAGGATCTCCTAGCGTTGGTATGACTAGGTTCAATGAAACTCTCGGCCTTCAAGAAGTTTATGATGGAGCAAACTGGATAGTTCACCAACTTCCTCTTCACCTTTATCGAGAAAGCCCTTATCTAGAAGATACTCCTACCGCCACAGGACAAAATTCCATAGCATTTGGAACAGGAGCTAAAGCAACGCTTCCTGGTCAAATGGCCTTTGCTGGAAGCAAGTTTTTAACTGCTGGAGATGTTCAATATTGTAAATATATGCTGATCGCTAAGTCTACCACAGCGGCAGAATATGAACTATATGCTAATGGAGATGGTGGTGGAGCAAGAATTATCCTCGCGAACAATTCTACTTGGTCCTTTAAGATAACTATTACTGGGCATAGGACAGATGGCGATGATCAAGCTGTCATGGAGCTACGAGGAATGATAATGAGGGGAGCTTCGGCTGCCGCTACATTCCTAAAAGGAAATGTAGTTAAAACGATTTATCATAAAACTGATAATACCGTAGATGCTGCAGTTTACGCGATAACGGTAGATGGAAGCTTGAAAGTAACCGCAACTGGTGCAAATAGCAAAACCTTTAGGTGGGCCGCCCTAGTTGAAACTGTAGAAGTAACGAATTAATGGAGAATATGCTTTGAATTTCGACCACGACCTAAGTACCATTGACGTATCTGGCGTCACTGGTCAATCATTGAATATTTCCGGTAACGGTGCCCTACAGCTTCCTATCGGTCTTGATGCTTCTCGACCAACCCCGGCGGCAGGTAAATTCCGCTGGAGCACAACTAACAGTAAGCTAGAAGTTGCTATCGACGGATCTACTTGGAAACAGCTTCAGTTTTGGTCAACTGAGCTTGACGGGGTTTCGGCGCTGGCCGCCAACGGTCTTATTGCTAGAACTACCACTGGGACCTATGCGGCAAGAACTCTAACCGCACCTGCTGCTGGTATGACCGTCACTAACGGAGACGGTGTTTCTGGCAATCCAACGTTAGTTCTCGCTAATGACCTCGGAGCCCTAGAAGGTCTAGCATCTACCGGTATCGCTGTACGAACCGCCACAGATACCTGGGCTCAGCGTTCTATCGCCGTAGCATCTACCACTCGGCTTACCGTAAGCAATGCAGACGGCTCGGCAGGTAATCCAACGTTAGACATGGCAACGCTGTCTGATGCTGGCGGCGGTACATTCCTCAAGTTTACCCGTGATAGTTATGGACGTGTATCAGGAACATCTGCTGTAGCTGGTTCTGACATCACCACGGCTCTAACATACACACCGCTCAATAAAGCCGGTGACTCGTTATCTGCTGGTGACTTGACTCTATTCCAAGACCCAACTAGTGCGATGCACGCAACGACCAAGCAATATGTAGATGCTAGGTCGGCTGGTCTCGATCCTAAAGGATCTGTTCGTGCAGCATCTGCGATTTCATATACGATTTCAAACCCAGCAACGTCAACATTTGGTGGAGTGACGCTTACATCTGGTGATCGTGTACTGTTGAAAAATCAGTCGACCGCATCAGAAAATGGTATCTACGTCTTCAACGGTTCTAGCTCTGCGATGACCCGTTCGACGGATGCGAACACATCGGCGTTGGTTACCTCTGGTATGTTCTGCTTTGTTACAGAAGGAACCTATGCAACCACTGGTTGGATTCTGTCTACTGCCGATCCAATCACTCTTAATACCACTAGCTTGACATATGTCCAGTTCAACGGTGGAGCTACTTATACCGCATCTCTTGGTATCACGATCAGCGCAAATGATATTGAAACTGATTCTACCAGCTTGCTGCGTGGTTTACATAACCTAGCGTCAAATGGTATCCTCGTAAAGACAGGATCTAACACCGTATCTAACAGGTCATTAACTGCGCCAGCGGCTGGTATTACAATTTCTAACAATGACGGTGTTTCTGGCAATCCAACGTTAGCTCTTGCCAATGACCTTGGAGCCCTAGAAGGTCTGGCATCTACCGGTTTTGCTTCACGCACCACCACCGATACGTGGGCGCAACGTACCATGACTGGTACGTCCAACACCATCACAATCACTAACGGAGATGGTGTATCTGGCAACCCAACGATCACAGTGGCGGACAACGCGGTTCTTCCAGGAACTACCGCGGTTACCCTCGTAACTGGTACAAACGCTCAGGAAACTGGATCTACTAACGGTATGATTCGCTACAACAGCGATATCGTCACCGGAGGTCGTCTTCGCCAAAGATTCAACGCAGCGTGGTCAAACGTTGGAACTGGAGATGGTTCGGTAACCTCAATTGGGTTGTCTACATCTACCGATGCATTGGTTATTGGTTCTACTCCGGTAACTTCTTCTGGTACGATCACCATCGCTTTAAATGCCGAACTTCAAGGGTTGAAGGCCGCGCTTGTTGCTGATTCTCTCGGTATTGCATGTCAAACTGCGTCAAATACC